AGCAGTCGGGATCGGCGTCGCCGTTCGCAGCCTTGTAGGCGTCGACGTAGGCGCCGACCTTGCCCTTCAAGCCGTCGAACCCATGCGCGAAGGCGTCGAAGTTGCCGTCATCGCCGCCGGTCACGACGAAGTCGGTGACCATCGTGACCGTCTCGCGGCCCGGGTCGACGGTCTGGACGGCGATGGCGTAGGCGACGAGCGAGCCGTCGCGCGCGGCGGCGGCGAGGCGGTCGAAGAGCTCGGCGTCGGCGTTGGTGGTGTCGGCTTCGGACATGGTCGGCTCCTTGGTGGGTCGGGGTTGGGTGCTGGTCAGCCGCAGAGACGCCTCATAGGCGGCGACGATGTCGCGGGTCAGCCCCTCGGGCAGACCCCCCGCGACGGCGTAGGCGACGGCGTCGGCGAGCTCCTGCGCGAGCTCGACGGGGGCGGGGCCCCAGCCGATCCGCAGGTCGGAGCCGTAGCGGGCCCTGCCAGCGTCGAGGCGCGCGAGGATGAAGCTGCGAGCGTCAGGGGACAGCCACGAAGGCAGGTGGTCCCGCACGGCTGGCCCCGCGGTCAAGCACGGGCCGCAGTCGTGGAGGGCGAGGTCGACGGTCATGCGGGCAGGCCGTCAAGTTGGCCCGCGGCGAGGGCGGCGGCCAGCCCCGCGCAGACCGCATCGGCGATGGCGGTGCGGCCGGCGTCGTAGGCGGCGAGTTCGTCGGGGTCGGTCGGGGGTGTGGTGGTGGCGCAGACGCGGGCGGGGGGCTGCGTGAGGGTCAGGCGCAAGTGTACGGCGGGGACGTTGTCCTCGCCCATCCATGCGACTTCGATGACGGACGCGGCAGCGATAGGGGTGCTCATGCGGTCCTCAGACGTTGCGGGTCTTGACGACAACGCGGGTCAGGGTGAACCCGGCTTGAAGCTGGGCCATGATGCCGCCGAAGAGCGCCGCGCCGAAGCGGGTGCCGGCCGGGGCGTCGCTGACGTCGGCGGTGACGGTCGAGGACAAGAGCACCGCCCCGGTCAGCGCGGTCAAGTCAGCGTCGCTCGGGGCGGTGGTGCCGTAGAAGGCCCACAGCACCGACCCGCCTTGAATCAGCAGCGTCACGCACCATGCGCCGGTCGGCGTGGCCTCTGCCGATCCCCAGTTGGTGAATGACTCGTTCGTCGCGATCCGTCTCTGCTGTTGCGTCGTAGAGAGCAGGCCCTGTACGGTATTCGATGTGCCGGTCGAGAACCGGGCTTGGTCGGCGCTGATGCCGACGCGCCACGCGGTGCCCGCCCCTGTCCAGTCGGTCAGGTTCGTCAGGTAGAAGATCACGGCGAGGCCGTTCATCGCGTCGCCGGGAAGGGTCAACCCCGCGGCGGCCTCAAGGTCGATCAGCGCGCTGACGCTGCCCGTCCCGCTCGCCCCGTCGCACCGCAGGCCGGCCGCGCCGGCGGTGACGGTGCCGGCGTTCGACGCCGACGATGCCCACACCGATGCGACCGTGGCGCCGCCCGATGCCCGGGTGACGGTGTTCACGACGCCGTCGGTCAGCGTCGCGGTGGTCAGGCCGGTCAGGTCGAGGTCGAGGGCGGCGGTCCAGCCGGCCGCATCGCCGGCGACGTTGACCAGCGCGTCGCTGCGGCTGGTCTGGCCGGACGCGGAGGCGGTCAGGGTCGCGGCGTAGGCTGTGCCGTTGGCGACGGTCCACGTCCACGGGCCGAGGCCGGAGCCGCTGGCGGTCGGCGTGCTGCCGTCGCTGCCGCGGACGGCGCAGGTGTAGGTGGTGCCGTCGGGGGCGCCGCTGTGGGTCCACGTCGCTGACGCGGACGTGGTGCCGCTGGCGAGGCTTTGGACGGCGGGGGGTGTCGGGGCGGTGAGGTCGGTGATGGAGGCGGCCGCGAGGCGGCTGAGCGTGGGCATGGGGTCAGCCCCGGCTCAGGACGAGGTGCGCGTAGCCGCTGGCCGTCCCGCTGAGGAAGATGCTCCCGCCGCCCGGCGAGAGCACAAGGTCGCCCCACGACGACCCCGCAGGGCAGGGCATCGCGTCCGTCGACTGCGCCGAGTCGTCGGTGCCCGAGGTGGCCCACGCGCCCTCCGCGTCGGCGCCGGCCGACGTGCGGAAGAACACGGCGAACTTGCGCGCCCACGTGGGCAGGATGACCTCGCGCACGTTGCCGGCGCTGGACGGCAGGGTGACCCGCTTGGTGCGGAGGCCTTTGTCGCCGCGGGTGAGGCTGGAGAGGTCTGTGGCGGCCATGCGGGGCTCCGGGGGCGGGAGGCGCCGGCTGGCCCTGGGGTGGGGTCAGCCGGCGGGCTGGGCGGGGGTTGGGGCAGGACTTCAATGGGGCCCGGCCGGGGGCGCCGGGAGGGGCGAGACTCAGGCCTTGGTGGCCCGGAAGGCGAGGACCTTGATCTTGTGGCCGTTGGTCGGGGCGGCGCTGAGGACGAGGCGGTCGACGCCGCCGGTGCCCGCGCCCGCGGAGACGCTCCATTGCGAGTTGTCCAGCGGGGCGCCGTTCACAAAGACCACGGTCTGCGCGATGTTGGCGCTGGGCAGGTCGTAGTTGACGGTCGAGCCGTCGGCGGTGGCCTCGACGCTCCACTCGGTGGCGGTGGCGCGGATGACGCTGGGCGGGGACGACCGGTCGTTGAGCAGCCACCCGCCGAGGGTCTGGTCCCACACGTAGTGCCGCGACTCGCCGGGCAGCAGGGTGACGTCGGAGGTCGTGAGGGTCAGCCCGACGGGGTCACCGGACAGGGCGCCCTCGCCGATCTCGAGCCCGGCGTCGGCGCTGCTGACCTTGCAGCTCGTGCCGGCGGCCTTGATGCGGATCTCGTAGTTGTCGCCGTTGACCTTGGGCAGGCTGATCTCGACGCTCGACGCGAGCCGCAGGATGATGCCGCCGCGGAGCTCGCGGATGGAGGCGGTGCGGGAGGCGGGGACGGGGATGACGCGGAGGGGCATGGCGGGCTCGCTTTGGCTCGGGGCCGGACTCGCCGCGCTGCGCCGCGGCATGGGGTGGGTGTGCGCAGGGGGTCAGGTCAGAGGCCCAGGGTCTGCCGCGCTCGCCATCGGGCCGCGGGGCTGGCCCCCTTGTCTCGGAGGACAGCGTCGGCCTGCAGGTGGGCGCGGGCGGCGAGGAGGAGGGCTTGGTCGTCGGGGTGGAGTTTGAAGACTGCGGCGGGGTCGCCGGTGGCCTGCCAGCCCTCGCAGATCAGCTCTGCGAGGGCGGCTGAGGGATGTCGGCGGCCTTGATGGTAGGGCTGGTCAGGGCCTCCTGCGCGGCCCGCAGGTCGGCGTGGGTGGCGTCGCGGCCGGCCTCGGCCTCGGCGGTCAGCCACGACTCGGAGTCGCTGAGCAGGTCGGCGAGCGTCGACGGCGCCAGCGGGCGGGGCAGACCCCCCTCGCGGTGGCAGCGCAGGACCAGCGCGGCGTAGGCGAGGGGCCGGCGCTCGGCGGCGTCGGCGAGGAGGGTCAGCCCGACCACGCCGGGGCGGTAGAGCTGGATGGCGGGCGGGGGCTGCGTGCTGCCCGAGGTGTCTGGGGTGGTCATGGTCGGCTCCGGGGTCAGGGGTTCAGACGTAGCTGAGCTGGGCGTCGGCGGACGTGGTCGACATCATCTCGACGCTGAAGACGGAGGGGGCGCCCTCGGCCATCGTTTTCGAGAGCAGGAGGCAGTCGCTGAGCGTGTAGACCGGCGCGCCGCTCGCCGTGCCCTGGGGGTAGTACTTGACGTCGACGGTGGCGGCGCCGTCGGTGCGGGTCGTCGTGGAGCTCCACGAAGCGGTGACCACGGCCGCCGCGCTGGCGTCGGTGGTCTTCCGCATCCACCGGAACACCGCGTCGGTCTTCACCGCGTCGGTGAGGTCGTGGACGTAGTAGTCGAAGCTGACCCGCGCGTACCCGACCTCCTGCCCGATGATGCCCTCGCCGTCCGCAATGGTGGACCCGCGGTGCTTCACCTCAAGAAAGGTCGTCTCCCCCGGCGTGATCGTGACGTTGCCCTCCATCGGGGTGACCTCGATGGTCTTGGGCGTGCCGGTGCCGTCAAAGATCTTCAGCACGGCGCTCTTGTTGGTTGCGACGAATGGCATCGGGGTCTCCGGGCGGCGGGCGGGGGTTCAGGTCAGGAAGAAGAAGGCTGGCGGCCGACCTGCGCAGCCCAGCGCACGGTCAGCAGGGCGGCACCGCCAGCATACCCCACGCGCTCGACTTGCGCAGCGACGTCGAGGCGGAGTGCGTCATCCACCACCCGCACCACGTCGCCGGGCAGCAGGTCGACGCCTTGCTCGACGGCGAGGTCGGTGGAGTAGCTGGGGCGGCAGCGGGCGGCGAGGTGGTCTTGGGCGATGCGGATGGCGGTGGTCTCGTCCGAGGTGACAGGGACCTCGAGCTCGACGGCGGCCAGCGCCCCCGGCGCCCGGGTCTGCGCCGCGCGGCTGGCCCAGTAGTCGAGGAGCACGTCGGCGCCGTCGTGGGGCAGCCGGCGGCCTGCGACGGTGGCGCGGCGGGCGGCGCGGCCGGCGCGGGCGTCCCAGGCGTAGGCGACGGTCACGCGCTCGACGGGGTCCAGCGGTGCGGCGAGGACCGGGGACAGCCGCGCGCAGGCGACGCCCACGCGGAGCTCGAGCACGGCGTCGGCGTGGGTGGGGATGGCGAGCCGGGGCCAGAGGTAGAGGCCCGCGGGGCCGGTGGCGACGGCGAGGGGCAGGTGCGGCAGGAGCTGGCTGCGGATCCAGTCCCAGGGGCGCGCCTGGGAGTAGATCGCCACGTCGACCAGGTAGCCGCGGAGGGCGCCGAGGCGGGGAAGCTGGCGGCGGTCGTAGCGCAGCGTGGAGCGGTCCAAGACCCAGCGGAGGACGTGGTCGGCGCGGCGCAGCGGGCCGGTGCCGTAGGGGTCGGCGATGCCGTCGCCGCTGGTCAGGCAGATCCAGCTCTCCGCGTCTTCGGTGGGGATGTCCAGCGCGGACTGCGGAGAGATGACGCTGACCAGCCGACCCTGCCGGTCGTGGGCGATGTCGACGGGACAGTCTTCGGCGGTGCTGGCGCCGTTTTGGTCGGTGCTGAGGCGGCGCACGGTTGTGGCATCGATCCGGCCGGCGGAGACGACCAGCACGTGGTCGTCGACGGCGGTCGCGCTCGGCGTCGTCTCGACGAGGAGGGCGGGGGAGCACGGGGCAGCCCCAGACCACGACGCCCCCAGCGTGCGGTAGGGGATGCCCTGCCCCGGGCGGCCGATCAGGACCGGGTAGGGCGCGAGCTCGACGGCGGGCTGGCTGGCCTCAGGTGTGCCCACGTAGGCGGGGGCGCCGTCGGTGGCGCGCTGGGCGTCGGTGCGGGGCCATGTCTCGGGGCTGACCACAGCGCCTGCGTCGAGGAGGAGGCCGCGGTCTTCCTCGGCGTCGTCGATGATGCTGACGCTGAGCGTGTGCTCGTCAAACGCCACTTCATCCAAGCGGCCGGCGGTCAGCAGGGTGCGCTCGGACAGGTCTTCTGTCGGCTGGCCCTCGGCATCGACGGCGACGCGGTGGAGCTCGCCGCGGCCGGTCAGGTCCCAGATCGGGGTGTCGTCGGGGGCGAGGGGCGTCGCTAGGGTCAGCCGACAGGCGCGGGGGCCGGTCTCGCCGGTCGTGAGGAGGAGGTCGAGGTCACCCTCGACGGCGAGGCCAGGGGCAGCGGCGAGGGTGCCGCGGGTGAGGTGGTCGAGGGCGAGGGCGGGGCCGTCGGTGAGGATGAGGGGCCCGGCCGTCGTGTCGAGGATGGCGACGAGCGTGTGGGTGTCGATGAGGGCGGGCATCAGGCCTCCTCCTCGAGCTCGACGTCGGAGATGCGCACGATCTCGCGGCCGCCAGCCTCGTCACCCTCGACGTTCTCGGTGACCGGGGCTCCGCGTAGGGTGGTCAGCGCGCACATGTCGCGCCCGGGGCACTGGACGGTCTCGGGGGAGCTGGCCCCGACCGTGTGGGCGACGCGGGGCAGATACACGACCTGGCCCAGCCCGGCGCCGTGGGAGTCGGTCAGCGCCTCGAGAACGCTCACGTCACCGGCCGACGTCAGCGGCACCCCGCCGCCGGCCTGGTAGCTGGGCGCGGTGAGGTGTCGGCGCGTGGGCAGGCCCTCGGACCAGGTGACGCGCCAGCGGCGGCGGGTCGGGGCCAGCCGGCGCGCGCGGGTGAGGCCGGGAGCCTCGTAGGTGTCGGCCTGGACCTCTTGCACCTCGACGCGCCCGCGGCCGTAGCGGGCCCCGAAGGCGGCGAAGGTGCCGATGACCATGCGGCCGATGCGAAAGTCGTCGGTCAGCGTGGTTTGCGCGGGGAGGTACAGCCCCCAGCGCGTGTAGCCGGTGACGTGCCCCAGCCGGACGGCTGCCCCCTGCTGCAGGTAGAGCGTCGCCGTGCCGGACGTGGGCTCGGTGCCGTCCGGGTCCTCGATCCTGAGCGTCGCCGTCGCCGAGCCGTGGCTCCACGTCCCGCCCTGGGCGCCGGCGATGCGGCGGACGCAGCCGGTGCCGAGGATGATCGTGGAGCCGACGAGGTCGCGGGCCCGCAGCTGCCCGCGGGCTGTCCCTCCGCTGGCGACGCGGACGGTGTCTCCGCTGAGGGTGAAGGCGAGGCCGGTCAGCCGCAGGTCCAGCGCGGCGACGGTCTGCCACGCGGAGCCATCCCAGCCCTGCAGCTCCGCCTGCCCGACGTTGGCGTTGAAGAGGGCGAGGCCGACGGCGCGCCCGCCGGGGTGGTGGGCGTGGGTGCCAGCCGGGGCCCAGACGATGCGCTGGGCGGTGGCGTCGGCGCTGCGCCAGCCCTCGGCGGGGGAGCGGGTGAGCACGTGGTCGAGGGCGTAGCGGTCGTCGGGGACGATCTGCCACGACTCGCCGCGGAGGCCAGGGCCGCCGGATGCGCAGAGGGTGAGGCCCTCGAAGAGGGGCAGCCGAGCGCTCGGGTCGGGAAGCAGCGCGCCCGGCAGCGGGGCCCAGGACCGGTTCAACAGGTGGCCAGAGGCGGGGGAGTCGGTGACGCCGTCGTGGTCGCCGTAGCCGGCGGGGGTGGCGTAGCTGACCCGGTGCCAGGTGCTGCGGCACTGCGTCGCACCCACGCCCGAGCCGTGGCCCCAGGCGATGGTGTCGGTGGCGCTGGCGGTGGTCGACAGGGTGCCGGTCGCGGCGAGGTGCCAGGTGGTCAGGTCGCTGCGGCGCACGTAGAGGGCGGCGCGCGCGGTGGGGCCCTGGACGGAGAGGCGGACGTGCCAGCGGTGGCCGCCGTTGGTGCTCATGGCGTGGTCGCTGCCGACGGCCGCGCCGGCGACGCTGTCCCAGAGGCGGATGTGCGTGCGGGACATGCGGGCCTCGACGGCCACGGTGTCCAGCACCACCCGCAGGTGCACCTCTTGCGCGTCGAGGCTGCCGACGATGTCGCTGACCTCGGCGTGGACGGTCACGCCGTTGGCCAGCGTGAGGGTCGGCTGGCGAACGTGCTGCGACGACGTCGCGGTGGGCAGGGTGAGGGCCGGGGCGCCGGTCGATGCCAGCGTGCCGGTGGTGCCGATCAGCGTCCAGCCGAGGTCTTGGGGGTGGTCCCAGGGCCCCCAAGTGACCGCCCACGCGCGCAGCTCCGCGGGGTAGCCGCCGGCGACGCGCGGCTGACAGAGGGTCTGCCAGCCGCCGCTCTCGATGAGGTGGAGGATCTGCGGGGCGCGCGTCGTCTTCGTCGTGTCGACGATGGCCCAGACGGTCTGAGACCTGCAGGGGCAGGCGAGGAGCCGGTTCGCGTAGCCGATGGGGTCGGCGTAGGGGCTCGTCGTCAGGCTGGCCCACGACGCGCCGCCGTCCAGGGAGCGAGAGAGGGACAGCCCGCCGAGCGTGCTCGAGTAGGCGGCCGCCCAGATCTGGCCCTGCTGATCGGCCCAGGCGGTGACGACCTTCGCCGAGGACGCCGTGCCGAGGGCTTGGATGGTCTCGGCGTCGACGTCGCGGAGGGGCTGAAAGGGGCTAGCCAGCCGCTGGACGACCATCGTGTCGCCGGCGGAGGTCTGGACGGAGACGACGCAGAGGGTGCCGGTCCGCGGGTCGGTGGCGATGGCGGGGGGCTGGGGGTCGGGGCCGGACGCGGGCGGGTCGTCGCCGTCCCAGCGGACCAGCTTGAAAGAGGCCCCGGCGTCGGTGCTTGCGTACTGCGCCCAGCCCGGGGTGCGGTCGTTGGCCTCGCCATAGTCGACGGTCACGACGACCAGCACGGCGTCGCGGACGTGGTCGTAGCCGACGGCGAGGGCGTCGGGGGTGTAGGTCGTGGGGAGGGTCTCGTCGGCGGCGAGGTAGGAGCCCGACCGCCAAGTGAGCCCGTGGTCGTCGCTCCAGTAGGTGAGGAGGGACAGCCCCGACGACGTGTAGCGGCCGGTCGTCACAGCGAGGAGGCGGCCGCTGCGCAGACGGCAGACCCCGACGACGGGGTCGACGTCGGGGGCGGCCACGTCGTCGTCGGCGAGGAGAGAGGAGTCGGCGACGCTGACGGCCGCCCCGTCCCAGGCGTGGGCCTCAGGGTCGTAGCGGCGGGCCTCGATCAGGCCGGAGTTGGCGTAGACGAAGAGCACGCGCCCGTCCAAGGTCTCGACGGCGGCTGCGTTGTGGGCGCCGTTGTACCCTTTGTCGAGGACCTCTGCGCTCCAGTGCTCAATCACGTGGGGCTGCGACCACCCATACCAGACGGGCTCGCCGTCGTCGTTGTGGCGCATGGCGGCGACGTCGAGGCCTTCACCGGGCATCCCGGCGCGCACCACGACGACGCCCTGCGTCGTCTCTTGGCTGCCGCTGGCCATCGGGCGCAGGTCTGGGGAGCGCGTGCCGAGGGTGGGGGACGTGCCGGTGTTCGTCGGGATGAAGGCCGGCCGCCCGGGGATGGGGTCAGCCGCCGCGGCCGTCGTGTCGCTCGCGCCGCCGGCCGCGGCTACCAGCGTCGAGGCGGTCACCAGTTCATCGGGAATGAGGAGGCCCGCCAGCGCGGCATCCAGCACGATCTCGCCCATCACCACCCCCCGCCGCCGTAGGGCGAGCGCCTGCCGCTGCTATCCCGGCCCGCACCGCGGCGGCTGAGGTCCCGGGCGACGGCACGGGACAGCCCGAGGGACACGGGGCCGTCGCGGACGTCGAGTGTGACGACGACGGCCTGGGGGCTGGGCTGACCCCCCATCTGCGCGGCGAGACCTTCGCGGCTGCGGGCGGCCACAACGTAGTCGCCGGCGGAGACGCGGGCGCCGCCGGGGCCGACGCGCTGAGGCCCGGGGGTGTCGCCGAAGGTCCGGGTATCGGCGCGGCCGCCGGTGGCGATCTCGCGGAAGATGTCGCCGATGACGCGCTTGATGCGCTGGCCCGCCTCGACGAAGCCCTCGCCGATGCCGACGGCGAGGGACTTGGCGATGGCGGGGAGGTTGGCGAGGAGCTGGATCGGCAGCTCAATCGCGAAGGCCGTCGCAAGGTCGATGGCGATCTGCGGGGCCGCCTTCGCCAGCGCGACCACAAGCTGGGGGATCGCCGACACGATGCCGTCGATGAGCCGCGGCGCGCTGTCGACAAGCCCGTCGACGACGGCGGGCAGGGCCTCGACGATGGCCTCCACCATGTCGGCGGCGCCCTCGATCAGGCCCGTCACGAAGGCGTAGGGGCGCGCCTGCTCAAGCTCGGCCCGCGCACCCTGCAGGGCCGCGCGGGCCTCGGTGATGGCGCCTGCGTCGCCCGAGGCCACGGCGTCGCGGAGGCTGGCCCGGGCTTCGGCGACGGTGGCGAGGGCGTCGCGCTCGGCCTTCACCGCGTCGCCGGCGAGGCTGAGGATCGTCTTGAGCGGGCCGCCGGAAAGGTCAATGCCGGCCGCCGCGCCGAGCTCCATGCCGAGGTCGCGGGCGGCCTGCAGTGCGCCGAGGAGGGGGTCGGTCACCATCGACCGCACCTCTTCGCCGAAGGCTGCAACGCTCGCTTCAAGGTCCGCAAAGGCTTGCGCCTGAGCTGCGGCTGCGGTCTGCTCAAGCAGGGCGATGACCGCTTCAAACTCAGGGATCAGCGCCTGCAGCGCCTGCGCCTGCGCGTTGATGGTGCCCTCGAACATCGCCCACTCGCGGGCGGCCTTGGCTGCCGCGGCCTGCGTCTCGGCCAGCTCCCGGGCCCGCTGGGTGGCCTCGCGCTCGGCGGCCGCCGCCCGCTCGGATGCGGCCGTCGCGCGGTCCTGCGCCTCTTTGCGCCGCTCGAGCGCGGCCTCGCTGGCCTCGAGCTCCCGGCGGTACTCGGCCGCGTCGGCGGCCGCTTGCACTTCGGCGTCGGCGGCGGCCCGGGCTGCGGTGGCCTGCGCTCGGCGGGCGGCGATGTCGCGCTCGAGCGTCTTGATGCGCTGCGAGGCCTCGGCGCGCTCGGTCACGCTGGCGTCGCGGCTGCGCAGCAGGGCCTTTTCGTTCTGCAGCGCGACCTCGGCCGCGGCGAGGCCCTGCGTCACGCTGAGCAGCTCCGCGCGCTGCCGCTCGCGGATGGCCTTGGTCTCGCGCTCGAGCGCGACCGCGTAGCTGTCAGCGGTCCCGACGAGCACGGCGAGGTCTTGCTGGGCGGTCCGGGTCGCGGCCGACAGGCTGACGAGCGCGGTAGCCTGCGCGGATGCGGCGGCGGTGGCCTTGTCGTGAGCGGCGCGGCTGGCGTCGACCTGCGCGCGGAGGGTGACGAGGCCGTCGTTGGCCTTCTCGACGTTGTTCGCGACGAGGATGTAGGCCGTGGCCAGCGACGCGGCGGCGATGGCGATGCCGGCGAGCGGGGCGGCGAGGCCCGCGGCTGCGCTGGTGAGGCCACCAAAGGCGTTCTTGAGCGCCTCGGCTGCGTCGCCGGACTGGCCCAGTGCCTCGGCGATCTGCGGGCCCTGCTGCCCGAGCGCAGTCAGGGGGTCTTGCCCGGCGAGGAGGGACTGCCCGAGGTCGAGCACGTTCTTACGCAGGCTTTGGACCTGCTGCTGCATCTGCCACGATGCCGCGCCCGCACCCTTGATGGCGCCGGCCGCGCCGTCGGCGGCGGGCTTGAGCTGGCCCATCGCCTCTTGGTGGGCGGCCGTCGCGGCGGCCACAGCCTTCGCCCCCGCCGCCTGATCGCCCGTGACCTCGACCAGCCGCTGAATCTCGGCGATCTGCTCACGGTAGGCGTGGGTCAGCCGCTCAGTCTCGGTGCGGCCGGCGGCCATCGCTGCGAGGCTCTTGGCGGCCCGGGCTTGGATGTCGGCGCGGCGCTGCGCCTCCGCGGCGAGGGCGCGCTCTGCGGCGACTTGCTCACGCGCTGCAGCCGCGGCGTCGCGCGCGGCTTGGTCTTGGAGGCGGAGCTGGACCTTGAGGGCTGAGGCCGCCTCCCGCGTCGCCTCGGCCGCGGCCTTCTTCGCGCCGGCGAGGGCGCGCTGGGCGCCTTTCGACAGGCCGTCCATGCCCTCGCGCAGCACCGCGTCAAAGGCGCTGAGGTCAAGGCCGAGGGTGACGACGCTGTCGGCCACAGATGCCTCCGGGGATGGGCGTGCGCCAGCCTACCACGGCCCACGTCACGATGACGAAGAGGAGAGGGTCAGCCCAGAAGGTCGGTGAGCGCGGCGGCGGCCACGTCGGCGGCGCGGCTGGGCAGCGTGCGGCGGCTGGCCCGGACGGGGTCGCCAAGCTCGCGGGTGAGGACGGGGCGCCAGTCGCCGGCGCTGACCTTGCCGACCTTGAGGGACTTGATGAACCGGGCGTAATCCACGCTGTTCCCGAGCTTGATTACGATCAAGTCGCCAGACGACTCGTCGCGCAAGAAGAGGCCAGCCTTGCTCTTGCCCGTCCGCACGGGCCAGCGGGCCTCGGCGTCTGCGTAGATGCGCCGGGCGTCGTCGGTGACGAGGGGGACAAGGCGGGCCCGGACTTCGGCGACGAGGCGGGCCGGGTCGGCGGCTGGCCCGGACACAAGCGGGGGCTGCCTCACGACGTCAAGACCATCGCTGAGCCGGTGGCGGTGACCTCCACCCGGTGCCAGCCGTCGAGCACGGTCACCGACAGGGTCAGGGTGTCGAGGCTCAGGCTTGGGTCGGCGAGGACGGACAGCAGCAGCCCGCCGCGGTCGAGCGCGTCGTCGTAGCTGTGCTGGACGCCGGAGCCGCGGATCTTGTCGGGCTGTCGGCGGATCCACGACCGCACGGTCAGGGTCGGCGCGGTCAGGGTCGGGTCGTCAGGGTCGCGGCGGCGGCCGAGCTGGCGGACCACAGCGGCGGCGATGCCGACGAAGACACGGCCACCCATCGTGGTATCGGGCTCGCCGCCCATCGTGTCGGGCGGGTCGTCGCTGACGTGGTCTGCGAGCGTGGCGTTCGCGCGCAGCACGGCGATGACGTCGCGCCGCAGGTCTTTGACCGAGCCTGTGTATTGCGTCACCAGACCCCCCGGCCGTAGCTCCGGGGCTCGCCCGGGTAGCGGGTCGCGGCGTCGTCCCAGGCCCCGCCCATCATCGGCAGGCTGGCGGCGGCGCGCACGTCGGCGCCGTCGGTCTGGTCGTCGGGCGCGGTGCGGAGGGTCAGCCGCGGCCAGAGGTCGCGGTACTCGTCGCGGGCGCGCAAGGAGAGGTCCATGTAGACGGCCTCCCCGGTGGTCGACGCTGCGGAGAGGTAGACGAGCTCGAGCGTGCGAGCGAGGTGGACGCCGCGCAGGTCGACGCCGGACGTGATGAGGTGCGGCCGGCCGATCCTGTTGCGCAGCTCGGCGAGGACGTCCTGCCACGCCTGCGCGGCGACGGTGAGGACCGACTGCCCCGCGCCGAAGACGCGGAGGGGGTCAGCCGCGGAGGGGTTCAGCGCAGGAGCCCGGGCGTAGATGTCGGCCGGGGTGAGGCTCGGGTACAGGTCCCAGCGGCAGACGATGGCGTCCTGCCGCTGGTCGACGCGCCCGCCGCTGTAGTGGATGGTCCAGCGGATCTGGTAGTCGCTGGCGAGGGTGGCGGTGGAGCTGACCGCCAGCGCCCAGGACACCACCCCCGTGCCGCTTCCCGACGAGACGACGGCCTCGTTGCGGTAGAGCGCCGCCGTCCAACTGGTCGGGGTGATGACGGCGGCGTCCTCGCCGCGGAGGACCGGGGCGAGGGTAGTGGTCGCGCCCCGGATCAGCTCGACGGGGCCGCCGGTGTCGACGAAGACGACGGGCGCGGACATGGGCGGCTCCTGCAGGGGTCGAGGGGGTCAGCCCTTGGGGGTCTTAGACTTGGGGGCTGACCCCTCGTCGAGGAAGGGCAGGGCCGCCTCCGCCGCCGAGGGCGAGCCGACCACGACCCCCTGGGCCGGCGGCGGGGCGGCGGGGCTGACTGCGGCGGCGGGGGCTGCCGTGAGGCTGGCCAGCTGCGCGGACATGGCGGCCAGCTGGGCGCGCAGCTGGGCGAGCTCGGTGGACTGGTCGGGGGCGGGCTCCGCCTCCTCGGGCTCGGGGTGCGCCCACCGCACCTGCGACGCGGGCAGGTCGAGGCCGTCGTCCCAGCCAAGGCTCCGCAGGATCTCGGCGATCCGGTCGAGGGCCTGCCGTCGGGTTGGGCTTTGCGTCGCGCCGATGGCGAGCCGAACCGCCTTGGTGCGCAGGTCGTTGCGCAGCGCGTCGAGCGTGTCGGGCTCGGGCTCGGCCATGCCAAGCAGCTCGTGGGCGACGTACTGGAGGAAGGCCACCTGCGCGTCGCGGTCGACCTTGACGGTCGAGCGGCCAGCGCGCGCCAGCTCGGGGCGCTCCCAGGCCCAGACGTGGCAGGCGCCGCCGACAACAGGGTAGCGCACGCAGTAGTCGGCGTACTCTTCGCCGTTGGCGTGGATGGTGGTGCGCGGAACCTCGACGGCGCCGGCCGCCACGCGCTCGGCGATGACGCGGCGGGCGTCGGCGACGCGCTGGCCCGAGGCATCGCGCCCGAGGCTGACCCCGCCGACGCCAGGCAGCAGCATCGTCTTGGCGAGCCGGGGCAGGATGTGCCACTGGCCCGAGTCGTCGCGGACGGGGCCCCAGTCGGCCGGGTGCGCGGTGGCGATCCAGCCCGACGACGGCGGGAGCGCGAGGACTGCGGTGCGGCCCTGGGGGGTGGCGGCGCGCCGGATGGGGGCACCGATGGGGCGGTTGGTCTGCGGGGAGGCGGCGGTGGTGCGAGCGGGCAACATGATGGGCTCCTGACCCGGTGGGCGTGTGAGCGGAGGGACAGCCCCTCGCCGCAGCTATGCCGAGGCGAGGGGCGAGGGTGATCAGGTGCTGAGCACTTCGCGGACGAGGTCCTGCCGGAGGATGGCCACACCGACGGTCATGTCGCCGCCGAGCTGCGTCGACTTGTCCGCGAAGCTGTAGGCCGCGGTCACCTGGACCAGCGGGGTCTGCAGCACCACGTCCTGGCCGGGCGCGGGCTCGGCGGGCGGGACGATGGCCATGCCGATGCCGCCGCGGACGAACATCAGGCCGCTGTAGTCGCCGCCGCTCTCGGTGACGGCCGCCGAGGTCCAGACCTCGATGTCGTCCCAGATGCCCTGGAAGCCGACCATCCCGATCATCTGGGCGCTGTCGAGCTCGCGGCGCTCAGCGCGGGCGCCGGAGGCGCTGCCGAGGTCGTCGACGACGCTCTCCCACTGGACGGGGTGGAGGATGACGACGACGCGGCCGGTGGCCTCGCTGAGGCCCACGCGCTTGATCGCCTGGGCACCGGACCGGATGACGTCCCAGGTCAGCGGGGTGCCGGTGGTGCCGACGGTGGTCGTGGCGCTCGGGGCGAGCGCGACGAGGAGGCGGGTCACAGTCACCACGGCGCTGCGGAGGATGCGGCTGGCGATGCTCACGACCTGGTAGAGGCCGTGCTGGTCGCGCCGCCGGAGTTCGTTGGAGACCCCGAAGCAGACGTCGTAGGCGCCGGTGCTCATCGTCGTGTTGGTGAAGTCGAGCGTCGTCGCGGCGACCATGTCGGTCGTCTCGGCGGTCGAGGACATGGTCGGCAGCGCCATGTCAATCACGAACGTAATGGTCCCGCCGGGGGTCAGCCCGACGTGCCAGTTAGGGCCCATGAGGTCCTCGGCCATCACGATCTCGGAGTGGCCGAGGAGCGAGGTGCGGTCCTCAAGGGCGCCGAGAACCATCTCGGTCGCGACCTTGTTGCTGTAGAGGAGGCCGTCGGTGGCGGCCTGGGCGGTGTAGGTGACGGCCACGGGGGCCTCCAGGTGTAGGGGTGGGCTCGTGTCGCCTGTCCCGCCCTACACCTGATGTCGGAGGTGACCCGTGGGCGTGCGCCTGTCGGCGCCTCGGCTCTGCATCGCCATCGTAGCGGGGGCCAGTCCTCAGCGCAAGCGAAGGCCCTTGAGCGCCTCCCGCGCCTGCTCTCGGGTCGCGCCCTCGAGGGGGTCAGCGCCAGCGCGTCCGGCCGGGGCCGGGGCGGCGCCGCGGTTCGCCACCGGGAGCGGCGCGCGCTGAGCGGGGGTCTGCCCCGCCTGCCCAGCTGCGGGGGCGGCCGGGGCGCCGAGCTTGTAGTGCTCGCGCAGGCTGGTCGGGAGCGCAGCCGCGGCCGCCTCAGACCGCGCCCATTCAGCGACCTTGGGGCGCTTGTCGGGCGCGACGTCCTTGTGGGCGCGCTCGAACGACGACCAGACGCGGTCGGCGTCATCGTCGTCGCCGATGCCCAGGTCGGCCCGCACGCCCAGCCGGGCGGTCACGCGCTCGAGCTCAGCCACGCGCGCCTCGGCGGCGGTGCGGGCCGCCTCGGCGGCGGCCAGCTTGCCGCGCAGCTCGCCGACGACGTGGTGCGGCACCCGCCCCTCGGCGGCGGGCGCGGCGGCGGGTTGGCCCTCGGCTGGGGTGGCGGCGGCTGGCGTGTCGGGGGTCTGCCCCTCGGCTGGAATGGTCATGTGGTCGGCTCCTGCGGCGAGGCCGCGGCGGGGGTGGGCTCAGGGAGGGATGGGACAGCCGCGGGCAGCAGGCGGCCGGCGGTGACGAGGTCTTCGCCGGTGATGTGGGCGCGGGCCTCGGCTCGGTTGAAGAGGCCCAGCCGCAGCGCCTCGGCGGCCTCGGAGAGGCGCTGGCTGCGCTCCATCGGGGACAGGGGGCTCAGCGTGTAGCGCACGCCCCAGCCGGACTCGGGGCGGTCGGTGATGCCGCCGACCCCCTGGCTGTTGAGCAACGCCGCGACCATCCCGACTAGCCGCTCGTCGTGGGGCTGGTAGACGGGGGCCCGCGCCGCCTGCATCCGGCGCCGGCCGGTGTCGCTGACCATCAGGGCCACGCCGCTGCGGCTGTCGGCGGCGGTGCGCTGGATGTCGCTGGCGGAGAGGCCCCACGCGCCGGTCAGGCCCGCGGCCTGCCGCTCGGCCAACTCTTGCAGCATGAGCACGTCGGTTTCGTTGCGCAACACGGTGATGACGGGCTGCTGCTGCGGGTCCAACGCCTCGAAGAACTGGATGGCGGAGGGATCGAGGATGATCTGCTGCGCGACCGGCCGGCCCTGGTCGTCGACGACTTGGGTGGCGCCCATCGGGCGGGCGCCGACGACGACGGTGGTGGGAAAGCTGGCCTGCGCGGTGACGTGGGCGATCATGCTCGCGACGAGGCCCGCCTCAAGCGTGCCGTCCACCGTCTCGACGCGCCACCACGGCGAGAAGAGCCCGCGCGGCGCCGCTTGCGAGTGCCGAAGGCTGTACGGGATGTAGGGTCTGCCCTGGGGGTAGTTGGGCGTCGGGCTGTAGCGGTAGGGGTAGGCGTCGCCGTCGTAGCGCTGGCCCAGCACCTGCTCGGTCACGTCGTCGCCGTCGGCGCTGAGCACGCGGTAGTGGGGCTGGTCCTCGTCGAGGACGGCGAGCTCGTCGGCGTACCACGCCGGCTCGCCCCGGACGGTGCGGACGCGCCACTCGCGCAGGAGGCCGGGTGTGCCGAGGTCGTCGGGCAGACCCACGCCCTCGAGGAGGTCCGGCGTCACGACGCGCCAGCGGAGGCGGCCCTCGACGAGGTCGAAGCGGATGGCGGCCTCGTTCAATGCTTCCGTCAGATGCTGCGCCTCTGCGGCGTAGCTCCAGAGGCTCGACAGGCGCAGGCGCTGCGTCATGTCGTCGACGATGAACGGCGCGACGTCCTCGGTGTGGGTGAGGACCGGGGTCTGCTCGTAGAGCACCGACACCGACGCGCTCAGGTCGCGGAGGGGGTTGCTTGTGCGGGTCGGCTGGCCCCAAGCTCGGGCCCGGACCGGCCCGATCCGGCGCACGACGTAGGCGCGCTGGTCGTCGCCGGCCTGCCCGTCGAGGATGCGGCGGCGCAGCTGCGTGTGCTGGATGTCTCCGCTGGGGCGGGCGTAGGGGCTGCCAAGCGGCGGCGTGGGCGTCAGGATTGGCACGGTCGGCCTCCCGGGCGCAGCGTAGCACGGGCGGCCACGGCGCGCTTTGAGGCTGCGGGGACAGCCCTCACCACGTCTTCACCACGGGCGCGGCGGCGCGGCGGCGGGCGCCGGCCCAGTGCAGGACCAAGGCGTAGCGGAGGGCGTCCAGCGCGTCCTTGGTCGGGTGCATCGTCGTACCGTCCCAGGCTTCAATGGCCTGCCGCACGCGCACGCACGAAGCGTCGAGCCACCACTGGCTGCGCAGCATCACCGCGTTCATCCAGCGCACGGACGGCCAAAGCCCGCCCTCGCGGCCCAACCTGCCCACGCCCGGGACGCGCTTGGCGTTCATCACGGGGGGCGACAAGTGGGCCTGCCCAAGCAAGCGCGACACGTGGTGCGCCATCAGGCCGTTGGACTTGCGCGTCTCGCGGCCGCTGGCGTCCGTGAGCTTCTTGTCGCCGAAGACGCCGTCGAGGTCTGACCACCGCAGCCCGTGCGCCGCCAGCATCCCCAGCACCGCCTCGGCGTCTTGCTCAGGCAGGGTGGGTCGGTCGGGCAGCCACTCGCCCAGCACCCAGACCCGCGTCTCGCGGTCGTCGCCGGCGGGGTCGGTGTAGACGGCGGCGAGGACCGCGGCGGTGCGGAGCTTGTCGTCGCCGTAGTCGATGCCGAGGTAGAGCTCTGCGGGGCGCTGGCCGGGGCCGGCGGCGCTGTCGCGGAGGGACGGGATCGCCATGCGGGCGCCGTCCCAACCGGAGAAGATCTGGACGTCGGAGCGGAACTCCCATTCGCCGTCCACCACGACAGGCTCTTCACGCGGGTCGACGCGCTGCCGCTGCAGGGCCAGCCACTCCCCATCCATCGGCACGCGCTCGCCGGTGTCGGGATCGGGCACGGTCAACAGGGTGCCGTCGGCGAGGGTGCAATTCTCGACGGTGGCTTTGAAGTGCAGGTCTTGGATCTGCCCAGCCTCGCAGGCTTCGCGGATCCACTCGATTGGGGCGTTGACAGGGGTCATGGTCAAGACGAACGCGCCTCCTGTGCGGGTAAGCCGGCGCTCAAGCTCGCCGTAAAGCCGGCGCGACTTGGGTGGCTCGTCGTAGATGACGAGGTGAAGAGTGCTCCCGGCAAGGTTCTTTGCGCCTTGGTTCTCGGTGCGGATGTGGATGACGCTGCCGTCCCGAAACTCAAGCGCGGGCGCCTTCGTACCAAACCCGGTCGTCGGGTCGTACTTCTGCCCATCCTTGAGTGCGCCCTTCGGGCAGAGCTTCCACAGCTTCTCTTGGATGGCGAGCGACTGCGTCCACGTCACGCAAACGAAGAGCACCTGAACCGGGCCGGTCGGCGTGCGGCGGTAGGGGTGGCGGTGCGTCGCGTACCAGAGGGCGAGGACGCAGGCCGCGGTCGTCTTGCCGCCGATCTGGTTGCCGGTCCTGAGCAGCACCCGGTTCGCTTGGGACTGCCATAGGGCCCGCTGGGGCGGCGTGCCCTGAAACACGGCCAGCGGGTCGCGGGCGGCGGCGGCCTGCCAGCCGGACAGCGCGAGGTGGCAGGCCCCGAGGTCGGCGGTCACGCCCCACCGGGTGCGGCGCCGACGACGTGCACGCTGCCCCCAAGGGC